ATTGAAAACCTACGAAGTAGTATGCGAGGGCGTGGTGCAGCGGTTGGTGTTGGTTGAAGCAGCCAACGCAGCCGAGGCTGCGCAAGCTGCGCGTCAAGAGTTCTGTGCATTAACAGGTGCAGAGAAAGAAGGGATTGCTATACTAGATATCTATAGTGAACCAGTAACATTGAAGGAGATAAAGAATGAATAGCTTGGACACGAGCATGGAGGCGGAGCCAGAAGAACAACGCCGTAGCGTTTTGCATAAGTATATCTATACCATACTGCAATCGGCAGGTGATGAGGGAATGATAAGTGACGAGGTCCGAGATCAGATGGCGGCACAATACAATGTGCATTCGTACTCTAGCACTACGGCACGATACAAAGAGATGTATGATCGTGGTATGATTGACTACATTGGCAAGCGCAAAGGGCGTAGCCATAGAAACCAAAGAATTATGGTAGCAAAGAAGGAGTGGACAAATGTTCAAGAAGATATGGAATAAGATCAGAGTAAAGAAAGCAGATAACGAGAAGCTAACGCGTAAGGAACAGATCCTTGTTGAGTTACGCCGAGGTCAGGGGACCGCGCGTCAACTGTCGGATCGCATGGGTCTGAAGCTGAGTATCGTTCGGACTAACCTATCTGCCTTGCACAACGCGGGTGCGATCCGCGATACGGGAAGGGACGCAGGGCAGGAGAGCGTGTGGGAAGTGGCGGAATGATCTACTACTTCACTGCGTTAGTTATCAGTTACAGCATGGACCCAGACACGGTGACCAAGTCGTATGTTTGGTATGATCGGGAGCGTCATTGCCAGGAAGCAATGAATGATGGCCTGGCGGATCCATTGTATACTCAACTGTACGAACTGTATGACGATCTGATGATGGAGTGTCATGTGTCAGATCAAGTATCATTTATATTGAAACCAAGACTGAGACCCAAGGAGGATTAAACATGGGCGACAAACTTACACCCGCGCTAGAGGCAGAGTATAAATTTTTAAAGCAGCAGGTGGATTTTTGGATGGAGGCACAGCACAGGAAAGACGCGTCCCCATCGGCACAGCAAAGATACTGGTACGCCAAAGACGACTTAACCAAATTTGTATCCAACAGAAGAGAGGAAGGTTACCACATATGAACCGTGAGGCATACGAGGAACTATATCGAGAAGCATGGATCGCACAGAATAAAAAGGACAGGGAGGATAACCCGAAGTTAGCTCCGAATGTGATGTACCGCGATCCTAAACAAGCACAGGAAAATGCACTGAAAGGAGGAAGGCCCAAGGCCCTGTCAGACAAAGCCAAGATGATTAACAGGATGTTGGAAAAGGAAATGACCTTGCGAGAGATCGCAGACATCCTTGGCGTAACGCACCAAGCGGTGATGCAAGTGAAACATAGATATGGGCTACCAAGAAATGAAAAGATTAGAACTAATAAGTGACATCATTAAAGACTTGCAGAAGCAGGTCGATGAGATCGAGTGGGAGAACCACCGAGACCCGAGGATCGAGAGCCTCGTACAACAGTTGAATTACTACAAGAACAAACATGAACAAGGAGAAACATATGAGCCACGTTTTTGACATCAACACCACCCGCCGCCAACAGATACTTGTTGAGTACATGACCCCTGCTGGTAGCGGGTTTGCAATCACTCCACAAGGAGAGCAAGTTTTCATGAACAAGCGGCTGATCGATGCGGTTGGAGTGCAGGAAGGGGACGTATATGACGCGTACTTGCTGCCGAACTACCCAGACAAGCGGGAAGTTATACCGTGGAGAGCGATGCGCGTTGAGAAGACCGATGTAAAGTTGGATCTGAAGCATGTGACCGAGGACCGACTGCCGAATGCGATTGTTGATTACATCCGAGACGTTGAACCTGATGGGATATTCGATGCGTTGGATATTGCCGAGGCACTGGAGATAGACCAGAAGCACGTTGAGCAGGTGTTGGCGGACAACCCAGACATGTTCGAACCCTGTCAGGCTTATACGTTGAATGTAAATCTCAGATAGGCTATAAGCAACCAACAGCAAAGGAGTAATCAATGGCTAAGAAGACAACAAAGAAGCCAGAGACGCGCAAGTTTTGCAACGTGGCTCTGCTTCCCGAGGATCACGACATGCTTCGAGAGATGGCGGATGAGGATCAGCGGACCATGACGCGACAACTGTCGGTCATTATTAGAAAAGAGTATGCAAAAGCTGCGGCGTCTGCTACAGTATAGATACACTGCATGACAGGATTGATGCTCCATCTCCTGTCCGCCTCATTGAACTAGCCCCGCTACTTGCGGGGCTTCTTTTTTCGGGGTTGGTAGCCTCTGGGTTTGGCGTAGCCTCGAACATCGGAAGCCTTACTAGCACCTCTAGGTGTCAGGCCCCTGAAGAAAGCCTCGGCTACATCAGGATTGAGGCCAGTCATTTCCATCAATTCTTTAGCTTGGGTTTTGGCGGAGGCGTACCCAGTCGCTTTCTCCACCATTAGCTCGGTTATTTTTTCGGGGTCAAAGTCAGCCATTCTCTTGCTTGCTCTCCAAGAACCTTTGCGCCTATGTCGATCTTGTTGCGGAGAGCCTCGACGATCTTCTCGTCAATCGTACCCTCGGATATTAGATCGATGTACGTCACGTTATTCTTCTGTCCGATACGGTGCGCCCGATCTTCTGATTGGATGCGCGTTTCGAGATTGAAGTCATTCGCGTAGTATACCACGAGATTGGCCTCGGTTAAAGTCAGACCGTACCCTGCGGTGGCGGGATTACCTACAAAAAAGCGAAGTGCATTACTTTCCTGAAAATTCCTTACTATTTTGTTGCGATCCTCGTCAGAGGTGTCGCCGTAGTAGGCGGCTGCGCAACCTTCCCCGAACTCTTTGTTCAGCATGTTGGTGATTTGAATGATGTCGTATCGAAAGCGGGACCAGATGATCGCCTTGCCATCATGTTCATCCATGATCTCTTTCAATGCATCCATACGGTTAGACTTGAAGTACTTCATTTCACCATCGTCGGTCTTCAGATGCCCAGACATAACCTGTTGGATCCGAAGCATCTGCGTGATTACGGCAGGAGCCGAGACCATCTCGCCATCCTCGAACAGAAGCATCGCCTGTTCCTGTAGCCTCTTGTACATACTGCGCTGCTCGTCGGTCAGCGTGACGTATCGAGCGGTGTAAATCTTTTCTGGTAGATCGAGGCAATCTTTCTTGAGAACCCGATAGGAGAACTGATCGATGTTGCGTGTCAGTTCGTCCAAGTTCCGATAGCCGAGGACCTGTTGGAAGGAATGTGCGCCCATGGTCCGACGTTGGAGAACGGCGTATCGCCCTTGGAAAGCATAGAAGCTGTCGTATCCGAGCAACCCTTTGCGTAGGAACTCCGTCTGCGCGTAGATGTCGAGCGGACTTTTTGTAATTGGAGAACCTGTCAAGAGCCTTCTGTACTTGAAACCAGTTGCTATTTTCATTAGTGCTTTTGTGCGCTTGGCCTTATGGTTCTTAATGGTGGTGCTTTCATCGATTGCTATCAGGCCCTTGGCCCCAAGCGCACGAGCCATCCAGTCCCCTGCCTTCTGTCCTTTGAGTGTCGAGAACGCTTCAATGTTCATGACAAAGATTGTCAGTCCCTCGAACTTATCCTTGACGGATCGCATCTCTTCTTGTTGAGATTTATTTGGCGAGGAGACCCACCGAATCACTCGATGCGGGACATCGTCAGACATATGCTCTGGGATTTCTTTGGCAACCCAGTTGCGATACACGCCCTTTGGAGCGAGGACCAAGGCAAAGTCAATCTGTCCGTCGAGATACAACATCCCCATGTTGTCGATCAAAACTTTTGATTTGCCTGTCCCCATCTCCATGAAGTAACCAAATTCTTTTTGGTGCATACCGTTGCGTAGCGCAGCAAGCTGATGCTCGAACGGTTTTAATTTAAAATTATACTTGACAGTCATCACATACCTCCAGTAGAGTCCACCTTACGGATGGCAAAATGGTTTGTCAACCGAACTTAACCTGAAGAGGATGGAACTTATGAGTGACATTTTTGAAGACATCTTCGACGAGAGCGAGGCACTTGCTAGCGTCGATACAGGAGCAGGGAAAACTTTGAGTACCTTGGTCCGAGATCTCCGTAACGTCGAGCAACAGATCGAGGATGCGGAAGCCAACTTGAAGTATCTGAAGCAACAGAAACACAAGTTGTCCACAGAAAACATTCCTGCATTGATGGATGAGATGGGCGTTGATCGTCTTGACGTAGACGGTTTGACCGTTTCGCGTAAGATGATTGTACATGCATCTATTCCTGCGGATCGCAAGGATGAAGCGTTTGCATGGCTGCGTGAAAACAATTTGGACGACATCATCAAGAATGATGTTACCTGTTCGTTTGGTAAAGGCGAAGACAATGTTGCGGGGGATGTTGTTGGCATTCTTCAGGAGCGTGGCTTCGATCCCAAGACCAAGACCCACGTTCACCCATCTACATTGAAGGCGTTCGTCAAAGAACGTGTGACAGATGGGAAACCAATCGACCTTGATATGTTCGGGGCCTACATCAACAACGCGGCTGAAATTCGGAGGAAAGCATAATGGCGACAGCAGTGGCAAAGAAAAAAGAAACAGCAATTTCAACAGATGTCATGGACGACATCCTAGAGTTCGCGGGTGACGGCGCGGCGTTCGACAGTTCGGAGATGCAGATCCCGTTCGTGCGGGTGCTACAAGCGTTGTCTCCACAGTTGAGCAAGAAGAAAGCTGAGTACATCGAAGGTGCTTCGGCGGGGGACTTGTTCAACACTGTGACCAACCAGTACTGGGACGGCGAGGAAGGCGTGGTATTGATCCCATGTTTCCAGACTACCAAGTATCTGGAGTTCACGCCTCGTGAACAGGGCGGCGGTTTCCGTGGTGAAATCCCTGCCAACGATCCAATCCTAACACGCACCACGCGTAATGGATCGAAAGAGATACTGCCAACAGGCAATGAACTGGTTAAGTCTGACCAACACTATTGCCTAGTGGTTGACGAAGATGGGGGCTTTCAGCCTGTCGTCGTCGATATGAAATCAACGCAGCTAAAAGTTAGCCGCCGTTGGAAAACACAAATCGCTATGCAGAAGGTCAAGCATCCCAAGACTGGGCAAATGCTAACGCCACCTGTATACGCTACACAATGGAAGTTGACCACAGTCGAGGAAAGCAATGACCAAGGTTCGTGGGCCAACTACACGTTGGAGAAGGTCGGTCTCGTAGAGAACCGCGACCTACTGCTCGAAGCCAAGGCGTTCCGCGAGAGCGTTGCGGCGGGTGAGGTTAAGGCTGCTAAAGATCCAGAACATTCTTCTGGCATGGATGAAGATATCCCATTCTAAGTAGCCTTGGGGAAAGTTTCGGGTAAAAACTTTCCCCTTTTAACCTCAACAGGAGCCAAGCATGTCACTAGCACAGAGAATGCTTGCGGCCTTCGAAGGTTCGAAGGTTGCACACGGTACGACTACGGTTGGAAAGACGAACCGCAAGGGTAAAGCCGAGGGGTTTAGTCAGATCGTACGCGAACCGCTGACAGAAGAAATTATGCAAGGACACATTGACGGCAAGCAGGGTATCGGGGCGATCCCGATTAACGAGGAGAACAAGTGCAGATGGGGCGCGTTGGACATCGACGTATACGATCTCGATCACAACAAACTCCAAGCGCGTATCCAGAAGTTAGAACTTCCGTTATTACATTGCCGTTCGAAATCAGGAGGTGCGCACCTCTATCTGTTCTTGAAAGAATATGAACCTGCGTCCGTGGTCCGAGAGTATCTGACCGAGATGGCTGTCGCCATGGGGCACAGTGGCTGCGAAGTCTTTCCCAAGCAAGACACGATCCTCGCAGATCGTGGGGATGTAGGGAACTTTATCAACCTGCCGTATTTCAACGCGGAGTTTCCACAGCGTTATTGTTTTAACAAGGGCGTGGAGGCCATGGAACTTGACGAGTTCATGGACAGCATCGAAGCCAAGACGGTTGCGCTTTCCGATCTGGAGAAAGTTCAGAGTAAGAAGAAGCGTAAATGGTTTACTGATGGCGCGGTTTGCATGGAGATTTTGTCCAGTGACGGACCCAGTTCAGAGGACCGCAACAAGAAGCTATTCATGGCAGGGGTTTACTGCCGTCTGAAACATGCTGACGATTGGGTCAGAGAGTTCGAGACGATGAACCAACAGTTGTTTGATCCACCACTGGAAGCCAAAGAAGTCGTGAGCTTGCAGAACAGTTTGAGTAAGAAGGACTACCACTACACCTGTGAGCAGGAGCCGTTCAAAAGTTTCTGTGACAAAGAGAAGTGCATGTCCCGCCGCTACGGTATTGGGGACGAAGACTATGTGGCTGTAGATGTCAGCGGCCTGTTGATCCAACTGTCCGATCCGCGCTTGTACTTTCTGACTGTGGCAGGGAAGCGGGTGCAGCTAAACACTGAGCAGCTACAGACGCAGCAATTATTTCAGAGGGCTTGCATCGATCAGATACAAGTTGCTCCTCCGATCCTGTCTGCGCGTATGTGGCAAAGCCAGTTACGCAAGTTGCTGAACGAAGCCACGACACAGGATGTACCAGAGGAATTAACTTTGGCAGGGGAGTTCAAAGAACTGCTCGAAACATACTGCACGAGTAAGATCCGCGCGATGCATCCAGAAGAACTTTTGGCGGGTAAACCATGGACTGACAACCAAGGCTATACCTCCTTCATGATATCGGGTTTGATGGATTTCCTATCGGCTCGACGCTTCAAGGCGTTCACTCGTGCGCAAGTGCAAGAGATTTTGAAAGACATGAATGACGGGCAGAAGTGCCACGGTCATAAAAGTATAAACAAAGCCGATGGATCGAGGTCCACGGTGCGCGTTTGGTGGGTGCCAGCGTTTGAAAACATGGAAGTAAACCTTCCCGTAAAGGAGATCGATAATGACATCCCATTCTAAGATGATGAAAGCAAAGGATATAGCGGAATGGCTCGGGGTGTCTGAGTCCGCAATCTACAAATGGGTGAGCGATGGAGAGTTCCCGCGTCCGTATAAGCTAGGCAATGGGGATGCAAGACGCTCTGCCAGTCGGTGGGACCGTGACGAAATCAAGCAATGGTTGGAGGAACGTCGTGATACCTAATGCAACATTGATCCTGGGACCACCAGGCTGCGGCAAAACCTACACACTGATCGAGCGTGTGCAGGAGAAGCTAGAACAGGGGGTGCATCCCTCACGCATAGGCGTGGTGTCGTTTACCACTAAGGCGATTGGAGAGTTCATCGAACGGGCGTGTGCCAAGTTCAATCTGTCGCGCAATGACTTCCCACACTTCCGCACCCTCCATGCCACGGGCTACCATGGCTTGGGTCTGCAACGCGGTGATGTCATGGACCACGAGGATTACAAGCGGCTCGGGGAGATACTGGGCTTGATCTTCAAGAACGCGGACGCGACATCGATGGATGATGGGATAGCAATCCCTTCGATCAAAGGTTCGGGGTCCAAGTACCTCCAGTTGATTATGCGTTCGATCTATCGTGAGAAGGATCTGGACTATGAGTATAATTACGAAGAGGACTATACGCTCGACTACTGGAAGCTAGTGCAGGTCAAGGCGCAGCTTGAGGAGTACAAGTCCAAGATGAACAAGTCTGATTTCTCGGACATGATTGCCAAGTACATCGACATGGTAGAGCCGCCGCACCTCGATCTTTTGATTGTGGACGAAGCGCAGGATTTGACGCCATTGCAGTGGACCATGGTAGAGAAGATGGCACAGAATGCCGAGCAGGTTTTGATTGCGGGTGACGATGATCAGGCGATCCACCGTTGGACCTCTGTAGACATCGAGCGGTTCAAGGAAAGCTCGGACAGCATCGAGGTACTCAACCAATCGTATCGGCTCCCACGCAGCGTCTGGAGCCTCGCTCTGCGCGTATCCAAGCGCATACCCGAGCGGTTGGAGAAAGAGTTCTTTCCGCGTGAGGAAGAGGGTTCGGTTACGTCAGTCGGGGACATCGACTACCTGCCTCTGGAAACAGGATCGTGGACCATCATGGCTCGGATCAACGGTTACGTCAGCGACATCGCGGAGAAGCTAGAGGAGGCGGGGTATTTCTACAGCCGCAAGGGCAATCCCTCGATCAGTCGCAAGAAGACGGAAGCCATGGCGACATGGGTCGAACTGCAAGAAGGCAAGAGCCTTGGTCTAGGACGGATACAGAAGTTCTACGAGGCGGTGCCCAAGATGGGAGAGGGGGCCGTGGTCAAGCGGGGCGCGTCCAAACTTTTGGATGCAGCGGGACCAGAGGATCTACTATCATACTCTACGCTAGCCAACGAGTTCGGTTTGATTGCGCCCATCGACACGCATCCGATGGACATCGTAAAGATGTCGGAGCAAGAGAAGGTTTACGTTCGCTCTTTGGAGCGGCGTGGAGAAAACATCTACGAAGAACCACGGATCAAACTGTCCACCATCCATGCGATGAAGGGCGGGGAAGACGATAACGTGGCAGTATACTTGGGATCAACACAAAGCTGCGTAGATGGAAAGCATCCCGAGGACGAGCATAGGGTGTTCTATGTTGCGGTTACACGCGCAAAGAAGAACCTATACCTAATTGAGACAGATAAAACATACAGGTACGAGATATGAACAGAGACGAAGTTTTACTCAAAGCAGGGGATTACATCAACGGTCAGAGGGCCAAGGACTACGGCGATGCGTACGATAACTTCACGCGCATTGCAGATGGTTGGAACCTGATCGTCAAAGAAGCGCATGTCAGCACAGGATACCTCACGCCACAGCACGTTGCGTTGATGATGGACTGGGTCAAGACTGCGCGGCTGCTGCATAACACAGACCATGACGACTCTTGGATAGACAAGTGTGGATACAGCGCACTAGGTGCCGAGTTCCACGAACGCGAGAAGAGAATCAAAAAAGCACAAGAAGCATTCATGGGGAAACGCGATGTCACTGGATAAAGATAGCGTCATTGCCGCACAAATGGATCAGGGCAAGGAGATGGCGTGGAACATCCCGTCTGATTTCCCTGATCTCACGCATCACAAGCAGATCGCGATTGACCTCGAAACATGCGACCCGAACCTGACCACGCTTGGCCCAGGTTGGGCGCGTAAGGATGGATACATCGTCGGGATCGCCGTGGCTGCGGGAGATTGGGAAGGGTACTACCCAATCCGACACGCCAACGGACATAACATGGATGCGAGGATCGCGCTCAAGTGGCTCAAGAAGCAGATGGCGACACCGCATATCGACAAGATCATGCATAACGCCACCTACGATCTGGGATGGCTCAGAGCCGAGGGCGTGGAAGTACAGGGCCGGATCATCGATACGATGATTACTGGGGCCGTAGTGGACGAGAACCGCTTCTCCTATAGCCTAAACAACCTTGGGCGGGACTATCTAGGCGAACGCAAGAATGAGAAGCTGCTGCGCGTTGCAGCGGCGGAATGGGGCTTGGATCCCAAGGCGGAGATGTACAAGCTGCCGCCAGAGTTTGTGGGCCGCTACGCCGAGCAGGATGCGGGTATGACACTGCGCCTGTGGGAGCGGTTGAAGATCGAACTCGATAACCAAGAACTCTGGAGTATCTGGAACCTAGAAACAAGCCTGATACCTATGATGTGTGACATGCGTCAGCTTGGTGTCCGCGTTGATCTCGACAAAGCCGAACAGGCCAAGAAGTATTTCAAGGCTGAAACCAAGAAGCTGAAGGACGAGATATTCCGCCAGACCAACGTGAAGGTTGAACCGTGGGCTGCGGCCTCTGTGGCAACGGTCTTTGACGAACTAGGGGTGGCGTATCCTACGAGCGAGAGTACGCAGGACGATATGTTCCGCAAAGGCGGGGTGCCATCGTTCACAAAGCAGTGGCTCTCTGCGCACCCGCACCCAGTAGCCAAGATGATTGTAAAGCTACGGGAGTTTGACAAGGCGGACAGCACGTTCATCGATACGATCCTGAAGCACGAACACAACGGGCGCATCCACTGCGAATTTCATCAGCTACGTTCTGATGACGGCGGCACTGTGACAGGGCGGTTCTCTTCTTCGAACCCCAACCTACAGCAAATCCCTGCGCGTGATCCAGAAATCAAGAAGTTGATCCGTGGTCTGTTCATACCAGAAGAGGGCACCAAGTGGGGATCGTTTGACTACTCAAGCCAAGAGCCAAGGTTACTGGTCCACTTTGCAGCAAGCCTGAAGGGCGACTTCAAGCACCCGCTCGTTGATAAGATCGTGGAGGAATACCACACAGGTGATGTGGACCTGCACCAGATGGTGGCGGACATCGCAGGGATCAGCCGTAAGGAAGCAAAGGTCGTCAACCTGGGCATCATGTATGGCATGGGCAAAGGCAAACTGGCAGCGCAGCTAGACATCTCTCCCGACGATGCGGGTGAACTGCTTGCTACGCATCGTGAAAAGGTTCCGTTCGTTAAGAACTTGGCGGAACTGGCGACACAGCAAGCCGCAAAGACAGGGCAGATACGGACGCTGCTTGGGCGCAGATGTCGCTTCCATTTGTGGGAACCCATGTCGTTTGGGTACAAAAAACCGTTGCCATATGAGGAGGCAATCAAGGAGTACGGTCAGCCTCTGAGAAGAGCGTTTACTTACAAGGCGTTAAACAAATTGATCCAAGGTTCAGCAGCCGATCAAACGAAAAAAGCGATGGCAGATTGCTATGCCGAGGGACTTTTGCCTATGCTGACGGTCCATGATGAGTTATGCTTTTCAGTAGAGGGCGACGATCAAGCACGACGCATCAAGGACATTATGGAAAACGGGCTGTCGGATGTCTTGAAAGTCCCCTCCAAAGTGGATGATGAACTCAAAGATAATTGGGGAGAGATCGAATGAAAACTCTTGGTTTCCGTGAAATGCACCATACTCAAATCCATGAACTACTGGACTTTATCAACTGCTCTCTAAACGCAGCATCGATGGCAGATCCAGAAGTCTACGAAGAGATGAGTGAGAAAGCACAGGACCTAGTTGAAATATTCGGTGGCATCCAACTGGTTACTGAGACCTCCCTAGAGATTTAGCCAACGCCTGGGTAGCGGGATCTGTTCCCAACAAAATAGGATCGACCATAGCTGACGCAGTCTGCACAGGAGCAGGGGCCACGGGCAGTGATCCCTCTCTTTGAGGTAACAGGTCGTCAAACACCCCAGTAGGTGCAGGTGCTGCCGGAGCAGGGCTGCTTGGGATTAGGTCGTCAAACACCCCAGTAGGTGCAACTTGTGTTGGCGCAGGTGCCCGAGGCTTTTCAGCGGAAGGCTGTGATCGTGCTAGCGGCTCGTTGATCCGGCTCGATGTCATTCGATTGAACGAGGTGAACGGCACACGGCCCTCAACAAACGAACGGCCCTCTGACTTACGCATTGCGTTGATGTCTTTGGCTAGCTCACGAGATGCAGCCGTAGGGTAGAACCGTCCGTCCATGATTGCATTAGCCTCTGAGCGGCTCATGTTCGCACCCTGCACTAGGTTACGGCGGATGTCGAAGTCCGATAGGCCAAGCTCACGAGCCGACTGGATGTCCGCGTAGAGCTTGCTCTGCTCACGGTACAAGTTGTCGAGGTAGTTGCCCCAAGCTGTGTTCATCTCTTCAATCGTAGCGTCCGCACGTTTGATTACGCGCGTGGCTGTAGTCTTGGCATCAGTCCGACGAGGACCATACTCCAGACCTTTGAAGGCGAAGTCGTTCTGTAGGTCCACGGTCATAGGAGTGAAGCCCGTGACCAGACGCGCACCTTCCTTGAATACGTTGTACTCTTCGCCGCGTTTCCCTGGGAGGCCAGTGGCTGCACGGTACACGCGCCCTGGTTCGAACTCACCAGTCTTCACGTTCTCGAACTCTCCAACCAAACGGACGTACTCTGGAATGATACCGTTAAGAATGTGGGCTACGCCCTTGCCAACCTGGTCGCCACGACTTTCTGTGTCTGAGTATACAGTTGCACCCGTCGCAGTTTTACCACCACGACCAACACCCAAACCTGTCAAGCCTTCGCTTGGCAGTACGTCTCTCAGGCGTTCGAAGATCATGGATTCAGACCCGAACGGCTCCAAGAACATCTCCAATCCTTTGAATGCACCCGCTGCAATCTGCTCTACTTCACTCTTGTCGAGCTTGCCTGCCTGCGTGTACTTCTCGATGGCTGCACGGACAGGATCGAGGACAAAGGCGTAAGGGCTGATGTAGCTTAGATCGATGTAATCTAGCTTGCCCTTCTGATTGTTGTTCAGAATGACAACGTCGTGACCCGCCATGTACTCTGGTAGCTGCTCACGAAGAGCCTCCATCTGCTCCTCTGTCGTGCCCGTGGCGATCATAGATCCACGGACCATGGACTTTGGAATGGTGCTTGCGACTGCCATGTACGACATCAACCGCTGCGCACCCATGGCGCGGAACTGACGCTGTAGCTGATCCGCAACTTGGTCCCCTAACTCTGCACGAATGGCAGGAGAGACTTCGAAAGACATCTCCTTCAGGCCACGGTCTAGGATGTTTACGGAGTTACGAATGTTCTCTGAAGCAAACGATGTAAAGTTACCGAAGATCGGCACCATGTCGATGGCGCGGACGGCCTTACCAACACGAGGATAAATCGGCATAGTGTCTTTGACGACATCCCCTGCCATGACCTCAGTGTTTGACAAACCTTCTGTTAGTCGAGTTGCACCCGCATCCCGCTTGACCAGACCGTTGTCCTTCAGTGCCTGCAAAACATATGGGTTGTCTTCCGATACCCGCGCTGCTTTGAACGCGTTCAGCAGCTTCTTCTCTTCCCCAAGAAGAGCCAAACCTTTGAAGAATGTATCTGACTCGGAGTAGATCCGCTCAAACAATTTCATGAACGGGATGTTGCTTTCGAACATGTCTATCGCATTGGTCAGCTTACCAGAGATAGTCAGGTCTCTCCCTGCCTTGCGGTATTCTTTCAGAGCGCGTGTCACCAAGCTGGTATCTGCCACGCCTGTCAGGCTGATCTTCTTGGCTAGCTGCTCCAGACCCGCATCACTGAGCGTATCCAGGCTAGATGTAAAGATCTTAAACATGTCGGTGAAGTCGGTATCGCGTCCAAGGTTCGCGTTCCCTGCTAGCATACCCATGTTACCGACGATGTTGCGGACCTGCGCACCAGGGTTTGGTACGATTGTCATCTTCTGAGACAACGAACGCATAGCGGACAGGATCCCTGTGATCTCGCCCAAGGCCCCAGAACCAAGTTTCAAGGGCGCAGTAAGGGCACCATAGGATTCTGGCGACACCATCATGCCCGTCAGGTTGCCATAAGAACCACCAAAGACATGCTGGATATCTGTGCTATCGCCTAGCTGCACGTACCCCGCGTCTCGTAACTGGTTCTTGTAGCTCTCGACTACAGTTTCTTCTTTGATAAAGTTAGGGTTATCTACCATCTCCCCTGCATCATTCATAATCGAGCGTTCAACACCGATGTTCTGATCTCTTGCGATCTCCCTGAAGGGCTGCATCGCTGCGTCATAGGCTTCCGGCGACATGTTCAAAGAGTCAGGAATAGATACAATGGCTGGACGCCCCCCTTTGGACAGACTGTCCAAGGCAGGCATAAGATCGGCAACCAACCCCTGCGGTCTCATGCCAGCGTACATGTCTGCGGCGGCGTTCGCTTGAGCCATGTCATTTACTGTACGCTTGTAAACCTCAAGTGGATCAGTCAACTCACCTTTTAGTTTTCGAAGGCTCGGGCTAAAATCTAAAATCTCTTTTTTCTCTACAAAGATATCGTCGATAGACTTCAGTACAGGACGCTCACGAGCCACAAGCCCAAAGCCTTTGCCCTTCTCTTTGTCGATGATCGATTGACGTAGGTTATTCAGAGCCTGTTCTGGCGGTAGACCGCCCATCCCTTGGAGACCAAGGGAGTCGTAGACAATTCTTTTTGCTTGCGCCATGTCGTTGGCATTCGGTGCGCGGCCTTTGCCTACGACCAAGTGCCGACCTACTTCGTTGACGGCATCGTCAAACTCTTTGGATGTCAGGTCGATGTTTTTGTAGAACTGAACAGGATTAGTGTACTGCTCAAACAAACGACGCAGGTAGCCTGTCTGTTTTGCCTGTGCATTCTGCATCTCTTTCAGAGCTTTGGCAGCTTTGATCTGTGCAGGGGTAACCGCATCTTCCAGTTCGTAGCGACCAGTCTTGATGTCCGCCATCCGACGACCCGTGTCAGGATCGAGCTTATATCCGATGGCCTCTTCAAGCTGTACGATGATGTTGTCGTCTAGCGAAGCGCGAACCTCGACCATCTTGTCCGCGTGTCGAACCAAGGCGTCGTCCCCATAGGCTTCCAAAGCCGTGCGGTTGCCGATCAGGAACTGACCTAACGCACCCTTGAGTTGCTCTGCGTCTACAGGAGTTTTATCTTTGCCTAGTTTGGCTGCTTTTACAAATGCCTGGGCAGCTTTGTCCCAGTCTTCTGCGGCCTGCAAACCGATCTTTTCATACATGTCCGCTTTGGCACGGGCGTCCTGCACTGTTTCATACAAACGTGTGTCCGCACCGCCAGAAGCCGTAAAGTACTTTCTGAACTGTTGGTTGGCAGCTTTCATGCCTTTTGCAAGTTTTGGTGCCGCATCGATACCGATGGTGTTACGGTCAAGAGCGTCTAGCCCCTTCATGAAACTTCCGGCAACCTTCTCTGGGGCACTGCGTATCGCACGGGCCGCAGCCGCAGCCGTGTCCGTTTGACCAATGGCCCGAGAACCCATAGCCGCACCTTTTAGTGCGGTGTCAAACACCCCACTCAAGATGGCATCCTCTGTACCAACGCGCAGCTTGTTCCTTAAACGCCGTTTTGCTTCGTCACGACCAGAGAGTTCTATATCCTCTTCCGTTTTTAGGATATCCGGTAGTATCTCAAAGTTATCCGATAGGGTAGCACGACCATCGTTAGCAACAGCCGTACTGTACGCAGCCGTTGCTCCCGCTGTAGCACCCGTCAAACCGCCCCAAGTACCGAGGGCCTTCTGTCCTGTCTTCGATGTTCCAAAGTCGATAGCCGATTTAGTGAACTTACCGCGCCCTGCGGTAGACATGGGCTTACCGACCTTTGCCAGTTTAGCCGCCTGACCCGCTCGACCCAGCCATCCAGCGATAGGAATAAAGCCTACACCAAACGCAACCAGATCCTCGGTCACTTCTCCAGCAGTCCCCATATCGTCTGGTTTGATCGCCTCGAAGGCTTCTGTCACAGTACGAGAGGTGTTGGTATCCAGAGCCATGTCCAAGCCCAAAGCACCAAGTTCCGCGATCCCTTGAGGGACAGACACGACACCAGAGTAAATACCCTTGCCGATGTCCTCAAAGACATCAGGCACAAATCCTTGGTCCCCTGAAAAGTAAGACCCCTTCTTTTCCGGTAGAAGATCGTCAAAGGTGCCAGAGGATTGAACCTGGCCCCCTGGAACTAGATCATCGAAGGCTCCCATTATAGACCCCCTGGATCAACACCCATCTCTTGTAATCGTTTCTTAACGGCTTCAGGATCTGCGCCTTGTTCAATAGCCCGACGCGCCTCTGTCATAAGGTTTTCAGGAGACTGTTGGCCTCCTGTTACGCTACCTGTGATAGACTGACGGACTTTAGTGCCGATGTTACCACCCATCTCTGCGTTCATCATCTGCTCAACTTCAGAAGGTGGCACGTTGTTTTTGATCTGTTCTATGTATATTTCAACCGCAGCCTTACCACGCTCAGTGTCAAGGAACCCGCCACCCGCTGCGTCCGCTGCCGCTTCTGCACGAGCAGCCGCAGTCTGCTTGTAATTCTGTAGACCCAGTAGCACCGCTTGCTGTAGCTTCTGACCAGACAGGCTTACGTCTGCTGTCAGCGTATCGAAGATCGCATCGTCAATCGCGCCAATATCGTCTGTATCGATGCCCAAAACCGCACGAGCAAACTCTTGTTTGTTCGCGTCCGTTGGCTCAAGACCCGCCTCTTTTATGACAGCGTCACCAACCTTGCTTTCGTCTTCTGTATCCATAGCTTCGTAGATATTGTCACGAGATTTTAAAGCCTCTTTCTCGGCTTTCTCCTCCGAGCCGTGCTTGCCAAGCATCGCCTCGTACATGTTGGCACCCAAGTTCAACATCGCCCCTTGGAACGCTGTAATCGGACGGGTGATCGGATCTTTCGTGATGTCTACAGGACCCGCGTCCTCTCTCCGCTCAAACGTCGTCAAATCTTTCGCGATACGGCTCATCATACCAGGTGTTTGAGGTTTGTCTGTGTTTCTAAACATCCCTGCTTCAGCCATCTTTCCAGGGATGGCGTTAATCGCATCTTTTGCGTTACTCAAAAACCCGCCCTCGTTCATCATCACAGGCTGTTGCTGTGGTTGAGGTGCGGGGGCCGTGGGCTGCGGAGCGGGAGCCATAGCTGTCTGCATCGGAACCTGCGGTAAAGCAGGCTG